AGGCTGAGAAAATGTCGATCTCCATTTCAGGGCGTGTCGCAAAGTGAGTTGCCAAAGCTGAGGCCACAGCTGCGCAGACCGCAACGCTTGAGGCGCGCCGTCCGATAATCCAGCCGCCGTCACCCATTGGTAATCTGACGGCCGATAGTATCTGCTTGGATAATTCTGCCTGTTTTCCATGCATAAGCCGCTTTGAGGTAATCGCTCCCAATAATTCGTCGCAGCTTTGCCCGTACAAAGCCCCGTCAATGTCGATTACTGGAATGCCAGCTGGTGCAAGGCGAGCCGCGACCGCAGAGCTAGTCCTTTTGCTAAAAGCGACATATTCAACAGGATATTTTCTGGCATAAGGCGCAATGTCATTTGCCACAGCTTTATCGTCAAGCGAAATCGGATTGTGCCAAGTGTGCAGCAGCTTAATGTTGAAAGTGTCGTCAGCATTCTTTTGAGCCGCTACCAAAGCTCCGTCTCGTCGATCTGGCGACAAGTCCAGACCAAACCACGTGACCTTTTCAACGTCGAGCTGTACCTCAGCACCGCCGCACTCATTCCACTCTTTCGCCGGTATCGCACCAGAGATTGTGTTGACCCAGCGACAAAGCACTTCGGTCTGGACGACGTCAGGCGGATCATTTAAGACCGCCCGAATGTTGTCGGCATGAATAGTGTGGCCAAGGGCAGGATTGCTAGCGACCCAGTTCTTTTCGTCAGTGATCTTGTCCGAATAAGCCGACCATTCAAAATAAGCAATGTCGTCGTCAGATCCAGCCGCACTTGCTTGGCCTCGATCACGCAGCTGGTTGAGAATTAAGCTGTGTTGATCGCCAGCATTTGAAAATGTCCAGAGCTGAGGATTTTTGGCAGCCATCATTGTGTAACGCATAGCTGACCAAGCCTCAGTGTCTTTGAGTTGCCGCGTCTCGTCCATGTACACCGTCTCAGGCTTTGCAAAACCGCGAGCAGCTGCATTTGCCGCCTTGACCACGTAACGCGCTCCAGAATTTAGCTCGATCTCCTCAGACCCATGCGCCCACCGAATTTTTTTGACATGCTTCGATAACGATTTGTTGCTCTCGATCAGATTGACAATGTGCCGGAATGTCTCAAGTGAGGTTGTCAGTACGTGTGCGCTACCAAGCTGCAAAGGTTCTTTCCACAAAAACATTCTGGCAAGAATGCTCATCTCCATAATCGTTGATTTGCCATTCTGGCGAGCTGCCACGATCACCACAACAGGGTGTTTCCAGCGGCCGTCAGGTTTGACTTTCAAGGCATGTTCAAACACAAACTTTTGCCAAGGCATGAGCTCCACGCCAATCGAATTGGCAAAATCGACAACTTCTTGGCCTCTAGACGGCAAATCGTTAAGCGCCGAATGAATTCTGGGGCGATCTGAGCCTATTAGAAGCCCAGACTCCAGACCAATTCCCTGCTCCGCCCTGATCGCCTCTGGAACGGCCTTTAGCGCCCTTGTACGACCCTGTCCAGCCTTAGTCATGACTTGTGCTCTCTTGTTGCGGTGAAAACAGAAAAGGAAGAGTCAGAGGTGTTCTTGCCTGTCCAAAAAACTGACCTACCTTGTCATTTTTGCTGTAATTGCACCTTGTACAAGCTGCTAGCAAGTTGTCAGGCTCATCAGTACCGCCTTTGCTTATTGGTATCACGTGATCCACTGTAGTTGCATTCTCAGCACCGCAATACTGGCAGCAATAGCCGTCACGTATGAGTATCCGTTCTCTGATCTTGCGCCAAGCTCTAGTGTTTCCGCCTTTGGCTCTGTTACTTAACGCTGCCATTTGTCAGTGGTATCCGTTAGCGACAAAGAAGCGCCAAGCGTTGCAAGGGCTTCCGTACCGGTGTTTGTGATAGCGAAGTATCCAATCGACCTGCTTGAAACCGTCTAGGTTCTTGTACTTGATATTGCGCATTTGACCTAATCCGTAATGACTACCGTTCTTTGCATTTACTCGCCAATTACTTTCTTTTGTAATTAGCTTGTAAAAGCACTGATATTGCTTGTCATTTACGATCTGGCTATGTGCATATAGTTTGATTGCGTCTCGATAGTCGACGCCGTAGGCAGAGCTGTTGCCTATTCCGGCGCTGGCGATTACTGATAACAGCACCGTTTTTTTGATTTTCTTTTTAATGATTAAACTGAAAGAGTCATAATCATTCTGTCTGGAAGTCATAAAATCTCCTCCGACTTGTATGCTCCAGCGTACACCCATGAGTCAAGTACATGGCAACAATGTGCATAACTTGAACGGGGCTTGGGCGTGTTGTACACAGGTTATCCACAGGCCTTCTCGCAATCCTTTGAATGGTTCTTGATCGAGACTTCTAGAATTGTGACCGACACCAATGGCCTTGCTGTGTCAATATCAAAGACTTTGCCGCAATCGCAAGTGTGTTTAATGATCGTTCTCATTCGTCTAACACCAGAGCCTCATCAACTAGCTTGATACCAAATGAGCCACAGCCCGAACATTGGCTGAACCACTCATGAAGCGATAATTCCGCGCCCTTAGACAGCAAGTGCAACCTGCGCCCGTCACCGTAAAGCTTTGCGCAGATCGAGCAATCAAATATGAGTCGCCGCATAGCTGCTCCTTGCTAGATCGCCAATCGGTGCAAGGTGTTCTTGCGTGACCCACCAGCTGTCCTGCTGCGTATTCTTAAAATGCTTTTGCATAGCACTTTTGACCGGCAACCAGCCAACAATGTAAAGCTCTGGCGAGCGACCTACGACAAGCACTGCAACATCATCAACGCGATCGTATGGATAGATAATTAACGACCCGTTTATATAAGAAGTCCAGCGAACTTCTAAACCTTTGCCAACATCGGCCTTCACCTTGGCTTTGTTTTCGTTTATGTCATAGTCAAGACCAAAGTATCTGGCCACAACCATTTCAGCGCCAAGAGACTCTGCGTACTCTGTAACTCGTTCATGATTGTTCAACTTCGTGTTGTACTGCTGGCCTCTGCCTAATCCGTCTTGCGAAAAGACAACCTGTGAAGCTCGATTGTGGATTGCCCATTCCTCAGCTTCTGTTATTTTCATTTTGATAATCATGATTGGCACGCCAGACAGATCCATAAAATGCCGTAATCATCACGACCGCCTAGCTTGGGCGCAAAGTGTTGGCCTTTATCGCACCATTCGATTGCCGGTGGAATGACCTCATCTCGAAGCTCTGATCCGTCCTTCTGGACTTTGTATCGCTTGCCCGACTCCAGGTTAATAATCTCAAATTCGCCCACGATTACACCTGTGGCTTCCACTGGCCGTCTGAGGCCAATACAAACCAATGCGGGGAACATTGCTTGGCCTTTGTCTTTTCAACGCACATATAGCCGCCCCAAGCCTTGCCAGCCTTATCGCCTGAACGCCAGATCATGTGACCATGTGGGCAAATTGGCGCAGCTGCTATTTGTACGCCGCCCAGCTGTGATTTGATTTGCTCGATTGCAGAGCTGGCTGGCACTAAATCCTCACTGATCGAAGTAGCCCAGAGATCAACGTCCTGCGCACTTTCCTGAACCATTTGAACGTCAATGTTTTCGGCCTGACGCATGTTCTCCTGAGTTGGCCTTGTGTCTGTACCTAAGACCAGCCCTGCGCAACGTCCGATTGCAGAAGTGACGGTGTCCTCAACAAACCATTTTTTCATGTTGACGTTGTATGTGGCCACATTGCCGAACGCGTAGTCAATACCTGCTGGGTGCTCGTCCTCGTACTTCTTGTAGATACGGCACTCAACCAAGATATAGCCCTGCTTAATATCAACGTCCACAATCGAAGTGTGGATTTTGCCTTCTGGATATGTTGCCCAGAAACGTTTAATTCTTTCGGCAACGCCTTCATAATTATCTAAGAAGCTCATGATTGCTCCTTAATTAGCTTGCCTAGTTTAATACCGGCGGCGCGGCCACGCATGTAACCGTTGGCCTGACCCGCGTTGACGCCGAGTGTGTAGAAAAGAACTGATATTGCTAAGACGGCTAACATGATCCAGCCGATATCTATTGTCACTAACATAATTGCTCCCGTTCAGAGAGCTACTGTGCTTCGCTCCCTAATTAAAGAATGAAGCAATAGTCTGACAAGGTCAAGGATTAGGCGTGATTTTGGGCGTGTCGCTGTCCTTTTTATCTTTTAAGCCGTTGGACGCAAGCACACCGCCAAGAGATCCAGTTAAGAAAATGGCCAGAGTCTTGAGCAAGTCAATGAAAGCTGCGTCATTGGGCGCTTGAGCTGAGACAGGCTGTGTGACAAATATCAGCGCGTAGGTAATTCCAAGAGTTACGATCAAGAAAACGACAGACAAAGTCATGCCAATAAATAAAATTAAACGCGCCTTAATATCCTCAGGCGAAAGCCGCTTCTGGTATCTAGGGCGATTTTGGCTGTGGCTTAATAATGTCTCCAAGTAAGTCCTCTGTGCAGACGCCTTGCGCTTCGCACCTTGGTCGCTTGCATTCATCATTTTCCCAATTCTCAAACTCTTGGCATGGATAACGCGTATAACCTTGATAACCGCAAGACGACAGCGCCAGCGATAGGCCAACCGCCAGCGCCGCCGCTCGCAGTTTTTGGGTCACTTGCGACCATAAACCTGATCGTTAGGATTTAACCAGCGCATAAGTACCGGCACAACAGCTGCAATACCAGCGGACAAGATTGCCTTTGGATCTGTAACACCTGCCATATAGACGGCAAGGCTTGCTGCAATAAATGATCGAGCATAACTGGCGAGCATTGGCTTCAATTCGTTCATCACTTTTTCTCCTTTTTGGCTGTCGCTTTTAACGACTTTACAAAAGGATATTCTCCAGCATATTCTGCAAATTTTGGCCTAGCAAAACCAACGATTTCTTTGCCTAAAAAACGCTGCTTTGTCATAACCATTCCGCCATTTCGCTGATCGCCATTGCCAGAAGTGTTGCCTTCTACG